CAGCAAATAAATACCTTTGCGGCTTTTAAACATAAGCCCATCAGGCGTCAACACCATAGACTTCGGGTCTAGACAACCAATGTCGCTGGCCACTCTGTCAGGCTGTGTAAACGTATCTTGTTGACCAGCATTATTTGGCCCTGAACCAAGTATGACGAATATGGCGTCTTGCTCAAAAATAACTATTTTTTCATCCATACTAGCAAGTGCAGTTATGGGGCCACCAACCGGGTCAATGGGAATTTGAAGAGCATCGTTGAACTCTACGGGCTGGCCCGGTCCTGCCTGCTTGGAATATTGCAACATATTTGGGTCTTCAAGGCCCGCTAAAAAGATGCGTTTTGATGCAGTGTGAGTCGCAAGTACACGAGCAGAAGGTGCAGCAGTATTTTCTAGAATTCCGCCGGTTGTGTAGAGAGTGCGGCCTGACAAAATTGTTGCGTCATTTCTACCGTCCAAAAACACTACTGTGTCGGCGCTTGTCGAGTTGAGAAACGGCACACTAACGTCATTTACTAGATAAAAAATGGTGCCAGCGTCTTCTGTGCGGTATACTTCGACCACTATGCCAGATTTTTCAGTAAGTCTGCACGTAGGAATAGTAACTTGAACGCCTTTTGCGGCGCCGACAGTAACTATATTAACAATTTCACTAGGCGCTGAACGATGTTCTTGGCCCTGATTGTCGGTCCATCTATAGACTACGCAGTATCCATAATCACCAGCTACAATGTCTAAAGTAGGATTGTTAGTGGGCGTACCAACAGCAACTTCCAGCAAAGTGGGCGCTTCGGGAAAAACATTAAAGCCTTGTTCTGCAATTGTTTCACCGTCGTAGGTTTGCACAACTCCACCGCCAATAATTAGATTATTGTTTAGCGAAGCGTTTTGATAGCGGTCTTCTACGACGAAATCAACCTCAGTATTTGTTATGCCCACAAGGCTATAGAATTTGCCGTTGTCTGCCACAAACTTTGTTTTATAGAGAGACGGCACAATAACAATGTCATCGTCTACGTTGTAGGCAGCAGGTACTGTACCCCGTAGCAAGTGACCTCCGGCCACACCTTGACTAACTCGACTTACAACTGTGCCAGTACTATCAACTACATAATAGGTTGGTTGTACTTCAGATGCATAACTAACCAGCAAATAGTGGGAGCCTTGCACAACAAAACATTTTGAAGCCAAATCCACACTGCGTAAAAAACTAGCAGGAGTACCAACCACGCCTAAGCTTGTGGCAGTTGCATACCGAATTCGGTGATTGTAGGTTGCAGCTGCAGAAATTCCATAGTAAAAAGTAAATTGGCCTGCTTCGTTTTCATAACCAGTGATTTTGCTAACATCGGCAATTATTTCAAGCGTTGTTGGGGCTAAAATACTGCCCAACAAATTTGCGGCATATATGAGGTATTTGGCAACTGTGGCGCTGGCATAACTAATCACCAGTCGATTGTTAGAGCCAACAAACATGTCTAGGGCATTGGACGCATCTTGAGATGCAAAAACCACGGGAGTGCCGGGCGTATTGTTTAGGCCCACAGAAATTAGCGTAAGGCGCTGGGCCGGGTTAGTGCTGTTGTAGGCGCAAATAACTTTCGAGCCCACACTCACTGCCTGCATGTTGGCGCCAGTAGTCTCGTAGTTGTTGGTCAGCGTAAAAGCGCCAGAAAGTGTGCGGGGCGCAGCCACATTAATTCGCTTATAAAGTATGTCATTGCCGCTTCCATACAACAAATAAACAACATTGCCAATGTTTGTAAGCTTGGGAGTACGCGCATTGGCGGCCACTAGCAAGTCGGAGGCAATCATTGTCTGCGTAACTTGGTCTTGCACGCAGTAACGCACTTCATTAGTAGTGGTATTGCGATAGACGAAAAACTTCAGCCCTTCAATTAGCAGCATGTCCAACTCTGCCGCACTATAGGCATTATTAAGCACTGGCCAGCTGGTGGGAAAAACTGAATAAACGGTACCTTTGGCCTGCATAGTCTGCAAACCTTCGCTAAAACTGTACAACTTGCTGGAATCAAACATGAGGAGTTCGTCTTTGAACTTTGTAAGATGTTCGGCGGTAGTAATGGTAGCGCCATCTGTATTTTGCAGCAAAACACGGTCGTAGCCGTTGCGTTTACGAGCACTATCAAGTGTCTCAAATACTACGTTTTCTGCCTTCCGTAGCATCCCAAACACTTGCTGTTTTTTATCCTTTTTAGTATCTAGGCCTTGCCCAAATGCCAGAGGAATAAGCTTTTTATTTAGCATTTGTCCTCGTTAAATTATGGACCAACGGTCGATGCCGTTTGTAATTAGCCACATGCCGCCGTAATTGCTGTTCAAAGACTGTGATAATGCACCATCAATTGTGTCGGAGCCATCTGGCAGCACAGTAATTGCAAATGTTTCGCTGTTACCAGTTGCATCTTTAATTACAAACACCCTACCAGCACTAATTGCACTAGCAGAAGGGAGTGTGATGGAGCGTGCTGCAGATGTGTCTACGGCCAACACTACTTCTGTGCTGGCAGGCGTTAGCACAACGTCTGTAGAGATTGGATTGTACGCAATGGTTTCTAGGGCTGATGGCGTACTAACAATGCTTCCGCCAGACGTTAGTTGAATTGCAGTACCACCACCAGACGTATAGTATAAATCTCCAGCAAAGCTAAACACACTCATTGCGTTGGCTGCGCCAGTGAGGGTGGCTAATTGCTCTTCCAACTTAACCGACATCAAACCAAATGCACGAAAGTCATTAAAATCTAGGTCCGCATTAATGTCTAGACCAGCAGTCTTAACGCGAGTACCTTTGCCATCGGAATGGTCGTGGCTGTCAATTTGCTGAAAAGCTACTGTATTTTGTTCAGCAAACAACGGGCCCAGTGTAACAGATGGTACCGGCAACTCGAGATACATAAAAGGTGTAAGAGCCATTAGCAAGCCTTCCAATAATGTTTATAAGCATCGTGCCTTGTTTTAAAAGTCCCCAAATATTTTCTAGGACTTGCTCCAGGCTCTCTTAATCTATATAAACCGCTTGCACTGGAGAAATTTATTTGTGGCTGTTTTTTTGTATTAAACGCACCGCGTTTGAGTTTTCGATAAGCTTTGTATGCTAATCTTACTGTTCTATAGTTTCCCACACACACACGCTCTTTATTCAAAACAACTCGAAGCCTATACTCGCCGGTAGCTCGACGCGCAATTTGGCAATCTATAGGCATCCATTTATATAATTTTCTGGATTGAGAAATCTTAGTTTTTGTAGTTTCGTGAAGTTTTTTGTTTTTTCCTCCAGAGTCTAGATTATATCCAGCAGGAGATAGTGAACCTAACTTGGCAATGTAAAATTGCTCAGCACTATTCAATTGCCCAACACTTGCACACTCTAAAAGCACTTCAAGCTTAAAATTTTTAGCACCATATTTCCTAACAGCTTTACCAATGAAAGTCTTATCGCTCTTATGACCCTTAAAACGCTTTTCGGCAGTGTAGGTAGTTTGTCCCACATATTTTTTACCGTTTATAGTGTTTGTTAATAAATAAATCTGCAAAATAATCTCACTGTAAAAAAATTAAAAAACCCACAGATTAACTGTTACTGGGGCACTGCTTTGTAGCGTTAAAAATGCTCTACTAAGTTCTTTAGACGGTTCCCAAATATCGCAAGTCGCGTTTTTGCCGACTACAAGCCAACCAATTGGGGGGCGTTGTAATTTGTGCTCTACTTTATTCTCGCCTGCTGCCAGCACCACACCAGTTAGTAAAGTGCCGTCTAAAGTTGGGTTGGACAGTAGCGGAGCAAAAAACTCTTGCAACTTAGATTGCAGTTGCGTAAGTTCGGCATTCTCAGAAGTGAAGCGTTTAAAGTCTCTAAGCATTATCCATTGCCCACTACAATAATGTCGGTATCTTCTGCATAAACATCAGTCACACTTGCGGGTTCGTTTGCATCTCGGCCCGCTGCCATAGACACGATACGTTGGTGCATTGCTTCTTTTTGGGCCATGAGCACGCTAACGTCTGATTCTTCTTTTTGCATCATTTTGATTGCCGCATCCAACACCACATATTCGCCGTACTGGTTTAAGTCGTCATATTGGTCAGCGTCATCGACGAGTTTTGTTAAAGTAGGATAGTAAAAGATGCGAAATTGCAGGGCCTGGTCGGGAGTACCGTTGAAACGAATGTTTGAACCCACTAGCCGGTATTCCATGTATGGCAAACCAAGCATGTTCCAAGCATAGGCGTTTTGCTGCTCGTTGCGTCGATTGAAATTAAAACGTTTTACAGTTGCCCATTGCCCATTAGGGCCTCTACGAGTGTCCACGCCACGTAGTTTGTAAAAATCTGCAGGTAGGGCATAGGATTGGGAGGTGTCGGAAGTAAATACATACTCATTCATCACGTAGTCTTCACAGTACGCAGCAATAAGCAAATCGTGAAGCTCTGCCAATGACGCATTAATATAGCCAGTAAGTTCCGAGTCTTCAATAAAGTCGGAGTTTTCTTGGTCGGCACGTTGACGTGCTTGAGTTTTAAGCTCGAGTAGAGTTACCACAGCATTCCTTTAGCAAAATTAAAGGACACCTTTCGGTGCCCAATCGACTAAATTAGTCTTCTTCTTCGGAATATTTGCCGCAGAGTTCCATCATTGCATCAAATGCCTCTGCCACTGCTTTGGGGCTTTTAGATTCCAAAGCACTTAACAGTTCTTCTGCAGCGGACTCCTTGGCCACGCTGTCATCAACTTGGTCGCCCATTTCATTCTTAGGGGCCTCAGATTCAGCATCTGGCTTCCCCTCGGACATGCGGGCCACAATCAATGCAGCAGGCTTTTTCTTGTCTGACATAATCATACTGCGTGCCTATTATCGTTGAACGCTGGAGTTTTTGAGGTCAATTTTCAAGCGAAGTGTGGTGCCGTTGGCAGGGTCTGCGGCAACACCGGAACCGTCTACAAATTCAATAACAATTGTTTTTGCAGCAGCAACGTCTTGCGAGCGAATAACCATGCCACCCAGAGCAGCAGGGGAGCCTGCAGCCAACTGACGCGACTGCGACACTTGCAACAAGTCCACATATTTGTCGCTCAAAGTAATTGTGTAGTTGCCCGTGGAGTTGCGCGCAATAGATGCAACGCCCAGGCTTTTGGATGCCGACAAAGTAGGTGCGCCTGCAGCCCCAATGGCCACTTGAGCGAAAAGTGCCTTTACTTCTTTAGTTAGTGCCTGATAACGATTAAAGTTTCTGTTAGCCATTTGGCTGTCCTTTAGGCCTGGAATCTGTTTAGTCTGGAGTCTGCGAGATTGCAGCTGCAGCATTGGCCTACACATGTACATTTGTTAGGCAAGGGGAGATATAAACTATAAAGGTCTTAGTTAGAGCAGTTATGGGAGGTTTGGGGCTTTAATATGCCTTATAAGGTATGATAGTGCGGTAAACTATGCTCTATAAGGTATATTAAAGTCACAAATTATAGGCAGTTTTTGTGACTATTGCGACAAAATATGTCCCAATACCCCTAGTGCTGTCGCAATTCGGGCTAGAAAAATGTCCATGGCTGAGCGCGACTTCAGCTACGTGCGTACTAAGGTTCAACAGCGCGATTTATTAAGGTAGTGGTTTAGTCCTAGCCACACGCCATGACACCCTTAAAAAATCTCAGACCCTTACAGTCCTACATTAAGTCCTTAGCAATGCGTCTGGACTCTGTGATTACCCTTGTGTTCGGCACCGAATATTATCTTCATCTGCGTGTCTCTAGCAGCTCAGGTCATACACCTTGGTGGGCTACTTACCATTTCTACTGCAGCTTTCCACGCCGCATGGACACTTATAATTTGACACAATTCCGCGTAGTAGTCAAGTAAAAAATGGCTTAATTAAGTCCACAAACCCATAACTTTTGGCCCCATCCAAAAATCTTATATAAAGGCTCCCATTTACTCCATCTTTTACTTGCTAAAAATCCGCTCTCCGTTTGCAACTTCTCAGTACCATATTGGACATATTCTGCCTCAGTTATTTGCGGCGGCTTTAGTTTGCGGCCCATGGCCCGATGCATACGCAATCCTTTTGAGTGCAAATAATAAAACCAGTTCAAACTATCGGCCTCCAGCTGTTTAAACCCGTTGTTTGCATAGACTTTGCCTACCGATATGTGATTGTCACTTGCAGACACAACATGAGTAGCAAGTTTATGTGCCCGAATATGTTGTTTGGCCATTTTGAGCATTTTACCAAATAGTCCGTAACAGTTAAAATTATAGTTGGTGCAGAACCTGCTTAATTCTTGTTGTCCTTTATATTTGCCTGCCATATAGGGACGAAATCCCATAAAAGCAACGACTTCATTAGATTCATTGCGAGCCACAATCGCCCAACTAGAGCGCCCATAGCCATCCATATGGTATTTATTGCAGAATTCTCGGTGCGTAGAGGGGCTTTGCACTATCTCGCAGGTAAATTGAGCAATTTGTTGGGCAGCGCCTAGGCCCAGTCTATGCCGTATCATTTGCTTTACAAGTTCAGGCTTTTGCAAATATTGGTCTTCAAAAATTCTCATACCCTGAAGGCCAAGGGCTTTAAATTTTGCAAATCTGGCAGCTTCGTTAGCTGCAGTTGCTCTAAATTTACTACTATGCCAAACAAGTCCATCATATTCGATGAAAAAGTTTTTACTTGGTACATATAAGTCGATTTCAAATCCAAAATCTCTATGACTAACTAATACTTCTATGCCCAGGCCTTTAATATACTCGGCCAACTCTAGCATGGGTTTAGACACTTGATTCGAACACTTGCTACATTTGGTGCTGAGACCGAGTTTCAAACTACTGGTACTAATTTCCGCAGTAGTTCCACAATTACACTGGCACGTCCAACCTCTAGATTTGCCCACTCCAGCGCGAGCTAATACTGTCCACTTTCCAAAAGTCTGTCCCGCAAGCTCTACCCGATTGTGGGCTGGTTGTCCCGGCTTACCCCCTTTAGCAATGAAAGGCTTAGGAACCATGTGAGAGCAAATATCATCTAGCCATTTTTTTCTCATCGCAGTCAAATAAGCGCCTTTATCCTGTTGTTGAAAATCACTTCTGTGGGTGTATTTTTGTGCAATCACACTACATTCAACTTTGGTAAGGGCATTATTACCTCGTTTTATGGCAACTAAAGGTAATTCTCCGATTTTTTGCTTATGACGACAATAAAATGTGTGCAAATGCGGAAACAGTTTACGCAATTCTGCAAATGTTTTTAGGTCATTGTTGGCGATAATTTGTTCAAAATAAGTTAAATTGTATTTCATATACTTCTACTGTATCAGAAATGGGGGAAAAAGCAAGGAAAAAGATGCCGTGGAGGCATTATTTAGGCAAAAAAAAGCCCAAACATTTCTGCTTGGGCCTCAAGTAACTAGTTAATAATACTAGCGAAGTTTGATATTACAATTCCAACCGGGCGCGCGGCAGCCCAATTGGGCATAGTAACCGACTCTTACCTCTACCGCATCCGCTGCGTTCTCACGCAACATTTTCATGCCGTCTGCATCCAAAATCTTGGGCGCTTTACCGAGAGAGTAAAGTTTCCAAGTATCAAGTTGGAGCATGAATGCACGACCTGCAGGACAGTTTTGGTCAGGAATAACCTTAATGGGTCCACGAGGTCCGTTAACCACAATGCCACGGAAACCAACGTCAGCGTTAACTTTCAAGTCAACATACTGCACTTTGCTTCCAAGAGCCTTTTCAAGGTCTGCGAATTCTGCATAGTTCATCATGCAGTGAGTGGGCTTAGCGCCTTCACGCGCAGTACGAGAAGCAGCAGCAATAAGTCCTTCTTCAATCGGCATAGCCGAAGCATCAAAACGAATTCCGCCCAAACGAGTGCTGTCTGCAGTACGAACAACGCCGAAGAAAGGAGTAGCAGAAGGAGCAGAGTCCGGCACCCATGCACGCAAGCCTTTAATCATTGCATCGTAGTTACCTTCAACAACGATGTAGTCGTTTTGTGCAATTGCAGCAATACCTGTAGACAAGTTAGCGGAAGTGGTGATTTGGCCGAGGTCGCGGTCAACGCCAACAATCGTCAAAGTACCTGCTCTTACAGACCCGCCGCCGTCAGCTGCCGAAGTTTGCAACTTCTGACCGACTTCGAAGTTAGTAATGTCTTCTACTTCCGTAAGTTGCAAAACAGTGGTGGCAAACGACGAATTCGCCACTTGACCAATGCTACCCGAACCATTACGGTACATAGCAATTGCAAGTTGGCGAGTGGCAGCTTGAATAGCTCCATCGATTTCAGTTGTTGCGGCTTCCATGAAGGCGTTTTGATTGCCTTTCGAGGCCTCAAGTACTTCGTTCGAAATGCTAGCAAGCGAGTAGAAAGAATTACGTGTGAGTACGAAGTCTTTTAACTGCGAGTTAGTTTTGTTAGCTTGAGCAGTTGCGAAAACTGCGCTTGCACCCTGGGGGTTACCAAAAATGATTGGAATCGGCAAGTTTTTACCACCGAAAGATTCCATTTTGGGCATCAAGGCCAGCAACGGGTTATCTGCATAAACCATGTTTTCCACACGGTCAGCAGTGTAGTGCTGCTTAAGTGCAGCTGCGAAAGTTGTTACATCTAGTGACATATATAGGGTCCTTAAAAATAGTTAAAAAATGTTAAAGTTTAGTGGCATGTGGGCTGGCTTTAGTCGTTCCAACGAATCAGCTTTGCAGCTTCTGCTTTGGATTCTTCATCGCTTAGTAATTTGGCAGCTGTTTTGGATGCTTGTGCTGCTTGAGCATTGGAAAGGGTAGGTGACGACTTTCCTTTAGGGGCCGCAGGTGTTGGCGCTTGCGGTGCAAATAGTTTTTTGACTTTCTCGCGGTCTACCAGCTTTTTGGCTTCTTCTAGCAGGTATTCTTCAACTATATCACATGCTTCTTTGTTAGACAGAATTTCACCAGTCTTTTCGTGGTGAAGGTCAATAACATCAAACACTTCGCCTACATAGTCGTGTGCGCGAATAAGTTCGTAGTCAGCAGTTGTGTTGACAAAATCAGTTAATTGCGCCTTAAAAGATTCAACGGCAGTATTTACGCGCTCTTCTTGCTCTTTTTTCTCTTTTTCTGCCATTTTGCGTTCAAATTCTTCAATGCGTGCAGTCATTTTCTTTTCGTATTCGTTTTGCACCATGTCGGGAGTGGGTTTGCCATCATTCAAAATCAGTTGGGCTAAGTCTTCCAACTTAATTCCCTGCTCTTCCAGCACCTTGAGAGTGTCTTTTTTAAGGCGTTCGGGCATTGCCTTATACTTCTCTACATCGCCTTTTTCGGCTTCAAATGCCTTAAGACGTGCTTCCATTTCTTGCAATTGATTGGCTACTTGGGCTTCACGGTGACGAAGTTGCTTCTCTTTGCGGCTAAGGGCGGCAAATTTTGCAGCAAACTTTTCATCAGGAGCTTCGCCAGGAGGCGGTTCAGCAGGTTTTTCGGCCTCGGTAGCAGCGAGTGCGGCTGCGGCAATTTCTTCCGGCGTGCCTTCCGCCACTACTTCTTGCACTTCTTCGGCGCCAGTTTCCGGCGTGTTTGTGTTTTCCATAAGTTTTCCTTACTTTTTGCACCACACATAAGCGTGTGGGGCGGTGATTGGCCTCACCTGGGCATATATTAAGCTAAATTATTCTAAAGGCGGTACTACGCCTTCGGGCGGTTGTTCAATGGGCGCTTCCAGCTGCGGAACTTGTTGAGCTGCTTGTGAGGCTGCTGCGAGGTCCACTTCTTGACGTTGTTGCTCCAGCACTTGCTGCTTAGATTGTTGTAATATGCTTTGGGCATCTTCAATCCAGCGTCTAAACAACTCTAAACGTTCTTCGGGCGCGTTCGCGTTTTTGTACATTAAGTATGCTTGTTGCATCTTTATCAGCCCGAGGTCCAAATTTTGGTATGGTTCAGGCGTCTGATAATCACCATCATCAATCATAAGTTCAATTGCACGCTCAATGTTTTCCAAACCTGCGTTATTGAAGTTGTAATACTGCTGGAGGTCGGGAAAGTCGAGTAACTTCATGCCGTCTTCTTTGCTTATAAGTCCTGCACTCATAAGTTCCTGCACATCCTGAAGGCGTCCTGCGGGCGATTTGGACAACGCACTTACTGGAAAAACTTGCATAATATACATGTCTTCATCCATGTGCACGTCTTCCCAATCAAGAAGTTCCATGCCTCGCTTGCCTTTGGTCTTTACTTGGTAGTCGCCAAATTCTTCGTGAATTTCTTTGCCTAAGTCAATTAGCATTGTTGCGGCGTGCATACAAGTAGTTTCGTCGCGTTGGCCAACAGTCATAAACCGTTCGGATTCAATGTCATTAAACTCTCTTAGGGCCTTACCAGAGTTAAGTCCTTGCGGCTTCGCAGCCATTGCGGACAACTGCGAAACTCCAATTACTTCAAACGCCCTACTATAGAGGCGGTCTAAATGACTAAATAATTCAGCAGGAATGGTGCCTAACTTACCTTCAATAGGCGGTTGGCCAACAAACTTGATAATGCCACCAATCTTGTTGTTGAGGTGGCTCTCAATAATCTTCGAAGAGGCTTCAATAAAAATTTTCGGCACAGATACAAGGTGCATCGAAATTTGAATGGTACGCAAAATTTTATTAATTTCTAATTGAATGCCGGTTAGTTGTTCAGCAATTCCTTGGCCCCAAAACCCCACAGGTCTAATGGACCAACGCCAAAAAAGGAACGGAAAATAGTCTTTATCATATTGTTCACTGTGCAACTCAGCCTTATCAAGCACAATTGCATGTTTGCCGTCATCGGCATCAGGCCCACTGCGGAGTTTCCAACTCTCAATCACTTGCAGCATGTCGCCGTCACGTTTTAGTTGCGAATTGGAGGCCCATTGACTAATTTCTGCACTAGCGCACAACTCAATTTGTGCCTTTTTGTCAGGAAACATGGAAATTAGTACGTCTTTATGAATACGCTTGGTCTGCGATAGTTGGCGTACTTCGCCATACAACGACTCTTGTTCGTCCACAGTAAGTTCGTCAATGAAAGTGCGTTCAATCTTAATCTTTTTACCGTCTCTATAAACTTTAAGAGCGCCGGTACCCATGATGCAGGAGTCTTGCACCGCCAACACTCGTTTAGAGTAGAAGTCGGTGGCATAAAACTGGCCGTCTACAAACTGAGATAGTTTTTCGGCTTTACGTTGTGCAGACCAATCGCCGCCTGAAGTGAGAAACTGAGGTTTAGGCTTATTTTTAGTAATTTTCGACACAACTGTGTCAACCATACTTTGCACAATGTTTAGAGTGACTCTGTTGGCCACTGCACTAGATGGTTCTGCACGGTAAAAACTATAATTTTTAAGACTATAGGCTTCTAGGTTGCCGTAAAGACGCAAATGGCGAAAGTTTTCATCCTGCCGGTAGGATTGTTCTTTACGCAGCATAGCCACATAGTCAAACAAACTCTCAGCCAGCTTAACTCCAGCCTTCTCATACCATTTGTAGTCATTATTCATGCAATATTACGCCTTGGCGCTCCAAAAAAGCATTTCATCATCTTTATCTGGCGTAGTAGAGTCGTCTGCTAACGTTTGCGACGTACTTAGGACTTCGTTTGCGGGCGCTTGCGTCTCACCTAGGCCAGTCAGGGCATCAAGAAAGGCATAGTCTGAAAACTGCACTTCCGTATTGCCAACTCTTATGGTCTTAATTTTGACCGATTGGCACCAAAGAATAAATTCTTTAAGTTCTTGAGTCGTTTTAAACATGCTCTATCTCCTATGTAAGTTTATTAGCAATATACGGTTAAAAGTCGTCTGAGTAGTCGTCAGATATGCCTAAGTCCGCGTAATCTTGCACATCTGTGTAGACGTCGTTGTTTTGTTTAAGGCGTTCCATTTCTTCGGCCTCTTTGGCCTCAAGGGCAGCCATGTATTCGTCAGCGGTAGGCTTGGCTGGCTTGATTTGTTGCTCATAAAAGTGCTTACACTCTCTCCAAGCATATAGGGCAGCATCGCTAATGTCGGAATGGTATATGGAACTGACTACTGGCCGTGATGAGTTGGAATAGTCCCACTGCAGCAAGTAGGAGTCTTCTTCGAACCGGCTATTGGCCATAGCCTTAAACTTGCCCGTTCGCAAGTCGTCATTCATAAGCGCAATAAACTCTGCTTTGCGAGTCTTTTCGGCGGCCTCGACCGGCAATGAATGGCGTGTAAGTATTTCTTGTTGAATCTTTTTGCCCAAAGCGCCTGCATCCATCATCATTTTCACTGGGTCGTAGATTTTTTGTAATTCTTTTATCTTATTTGCTAAAGTAGTAATGTCGTTTTTGTCTTGCACATACTCTTCAACTAAATATACTCGCTGGTCGGAGTCGCTATAGCCCAATACTGCTATGGCATCAGAGTCTTTCCAGCCAATGTCAATTCCAAATACATAACGAAGTCCTTCGGTAGGAATATTATCGGAGATATTTAATGCAGGAGAGAAGTGATAAACAAGGGAATCAACATCTTTAACCCACTGCCCGAAATATTCTCGCAAAATGCCAGGACTCTTTAGAGTAAGGCCGCGTCGTTCCGCGAGTTCCTTAATAGTCTCTAGGGGGTCTTTTCCTGATTTTAGCCGGATGTGAGGATTTTCTTGCATTGTCCAAAAATGATGTGACCACTTTGGATTGTGCGCCGTCTCATAAAAAAAGCCTGCAGGAATAGGTCCAGGCGTCCCAATAAGAATAAGGGAGCCCGCATAATCAGTTAACGCAGGCTCAATAATGTCTTCAATAAGGTCTTTAATATAGGGGCGAAAGCTTTGGGCCTCATCAATATAGACTTTGCGAAGCCCTAGTCCGCGCAGCTTCTCAGCTTCAGACTCGTCTTTTGCTCCCGAAATATAAATCACATTTCCGTTGGGCATAGTTAATGTAAGTTCTGTGTTGTCGGACTTGCCGCCAAGATGGTATTTTTTATTATACTTTAATAAGTCACGCCAAATAATCTTTTTAGCTGACCTACGATTTAGAGTAATATAGGCAACATCGCCCGTTTGATGAGTTGCGGTAGTTAACAAATCTACTGCACAAGATACTGTTTTACCTGCGCGACGAGAGCAGACAGCGGTCTTAAATCTTGCCGGGTCTTTAATAAAGGCAATTTGCTTATCAAAGCATATATCTTCGACGGTAAGTTGTGCCCCGTCTACGACGGCCTTGCGAGCCCTGCGTTTTATTTCCTCTAGTACAGGATTTTTTCGCTTAATCAATCCGGTTTCCTTTGCGACTATTTTCCGCTAGTGTTAGGATTTGCAAATTCCAGGGAACATGCAGCCCTCGAACCATTCGACCCCTAAGAGGTATTATGTGGTCCACAGAATGTAGGACGCCCGTTTCGCGGGACAACTCATAAGCTTGCTGATAAATCGCCCTAATTTGGCTTTTCTGGTCAGGAGAAAGCCAAGGCGGAGTTTGATGCAATTTGGCGGCTCTATATAGAGCTAAGTTACTGTTGCAGTAAGCGCGGTTATTTTTGCTCCATTTTTGTCGCGAAGCTCGCAAGGATGCTTTGCAAATTTTAGTGGTGCGATACTCTTTTTGATAGGCCTGTGCGTGTTCTTTGTGTTCTTGTATCCACTTTTTGGTTTTCGCCCGTAGCCTATCCGTATTTTTGGCGTAATACTTAGCATCATCGCAAGCCTTTAGGCACTTGGCGCCGCAAAACTTTCGTTTAGGATAGAGGGGCGTAAATTCCACGCTACACCAACGGCAAAAAATGCTGCTCCTGGGAGCAAACTTTTTTAACCTAGATATAGCGAGATTTTTTTCCACAATTACTCAGCAGCAGCGTCGTCTGCCAACACGGCATAAGAAATATTGGTTGGGAATACTAGCACTTTTTCGCAGCCGTCCATTTCAATGTGCACAACACCATTCTTTTTGTCAAAGCTCATGCGAATACCGCGCATGTTTTCTTTGCCTGCGTCGAAATGAGTTTCATCTCGTTTATTGAACCGAACTGTTTGGTATGTGTGGACTGTTTTCAGTTGCATAAATTACTCCTTTAAAGTAAGTCGCAAATATTGCGGGATACGGGTATGCCCATATATTCATTGTACGTTGGTACTTGCACATTTAAAGCCTTGAGGGCGTCATTACACTTGGCTACAATAATTTCATCAACAGCTCCGGCCTGCAGAGCCTCTCGAGCATCTAAAATCCAGTTTTTGTTGGTTATGTTGGACACATATTGGCTGTAGGGGATTAAAAGTCGATTGTGGCACATATGGTTTACTACTTTGTCATCAGCCTGCAAAAACTCTCGCATTTTATCGACCGTATCGAGGGTCACTTCTCCTTCAAAGTCAAATCTAATGCGGTGAAACAGCATTTGGCCTCGCTGTACGATGTAGCGGCGTCCCGGTAGCACTTGCACAATTGCTGCGCCCATGCTGGCAGCCATGATGGTGACTGTAGAAACATTTTTTAGGCCCTTGAGAACGGGTTCGGCAAACAAAACCGGTTGTACTGCTCCGCCCGGACTATAAACCAGCACGTAAACTTCGTCGGCGGTTGAGGCGGACATTGCAGCAATAGTTGCAGTATGGATGGCCATTGTCATTCCATTGATGGGGCCTGACAGTAAGTAAGAGTTACGGCGGGTGAGTTCAATTTCACGCGCATTTGTTATGCACGAGGCCAGCAACAGAATGATACAGATTAGTTTACTCACTTTTTGCCTCAGTGGCCTCGGGTTTGGGCATTAAAGTGGCAATCTTTTCCTTTAGTGCATAATTATCAAGCAGCAGCGCACCAACCGTGCGAATAAGTTCATTCTTGGACTTACTTTTAAGTACAACCTTAACTTCTTGCATGTAGCGAGTAAGACTTTCTTGTCCAGTGAGGCCAGTACTAATGTCTACTACGTTGTTTTTGCTGTTTTCTTTTTTCAACATAACTTCTACTTCTTCTTGCAAAGGTTTATCTTGCATATTGGCCTCCTGGGCTTAAAATATTTCAGTACAAAGGTTAAGTTTGCGACACTCTTCGGCGTTCAAATAGGTGTCGCGCTCGTTTAATTTTTCCCACACTTTTGCATCGGTGCCGGTAAATTCTTGCATAATTCCATTCCAATGAGTTTCGTCTCGTTCCATTTGCTTTGCACACTGCTTGATGCGGTCGGCGCTGCCTTCAATTTCCTCTGAGGCCTGATGTACCATGCACCAAGCATATTTAGACATGCGGCGCTGTGCGCCCGCCGCGAAAATAAGTACCGCAGCACTATAACATTGGCCATAAACTTCCGTTTTTACATTGCCGCCATGGGATTTTAAAAGCCCCACAATGGCTAGTGCAATGTCTGGGTCGCCTCCATCACTGGTAATACGTATAGTGATGCGCTCGCCCGCCCGTTGGAACAAAAAATCCACAACTGCGTCTAACATGCTTTTGTCCAATGTGCCCACTAGGTGCAATATCACGCCACTACCCCAGCCAAATACGGATTATAAACCAGCTGCAGCTTTTCGGCGGCCCTAGCCCCGGAAGGAGTTTCGTGCGTATAGAAGCCGCCCACTACGCCAGAGTCCTGCAACATCATTTTGCACATGCCCATATTGCGGAACGCGTGCTTTACGTAAACGTAGTGAATAATCTTAATACCTTCTTGCTCGCCATACACAACGTAACCAAGCAATTGATTGCTGTCGGAGGCCGCATGCACCACTTTAACAAAACTGTGCTGTAACAAGTCTTCAATCAGCCGATGTTGGAAGGCAAAATAAACTGGGTTTGTAACACTGCGGCACGCCGAACTATTTCTGTAGCTCTTTAGCCAACTGTTGAAAATAAATGGTACGTCTGCTTCACTGGCGTCCCTTATCAGGACCTGTGATTTTAAAGGATTTTGGGTTGTTGGGGTCTCGCTCATCTTTTACCACTCCATCGAAGTAAATAGAAAAATTAACTACAAATTCTACGCCGGGGTCTTTTTCATACGGAAACTTAATTCGGTAATGCTGTTCGGTGCCGGTGGCATAGCATTCGGCAACCAAAAACTCAAGGAGTGCTACCGCCTCGTGCTGCATTATTCGGCGAACTTTTCTTCTCATTACGTTCTCCTTGCGGTGCTACCATTTTAAGTTTCTCAGCCAACTCAGCCTTATCCTGCATTGCTTTAGCCTTTGAAGCTTCTTCAGCAGCCGCCATCGAGTTTAGTTGCTCAATCTGCTGGAGTAGGGTGGCTTTGGCCGCATTCAGCTTAATCAGCTTGAACTCAACGTCGCCGAGTTGCGCTGCTAGTTTCGAGTATTCGTTATTTAAGTTCACTAGAAGTCTCCTTAGAAAAACAATATTTGTAAATCATCTACTTGGTAGCCGCGTTCAGCCAACCACTCTTTTATATACAGAACTGTTGCGTCTGCCACACTGCACCTATACTGCCGAAGTTGTTGGTCGTCCAACTCAAGCGTTATAACGCAATGGTCCTCGAAAATAACGTCAAACTTTATTCCATGCATGGTTGGCAGTGGAACAACTTTTAAAGTCACTTCTTTGTAGTCCTGCTGGCAAGCATTTTTGCTGCAGGTGCCGCTAATGCACGAAGTTCGTCGTCAGTAAAATCTGAAAGGTCCATGTCACGCATACGTTCACGGTCTTCCTTAGACAATTCCACTAGGCTTTTAATATAGCCTTGAAGCACTTTTGTTTCGCGGCTGTCTAAAGACCGGCCCGAACGAACTTTTGTACGAATCTTAATAATTTCAATTTGAACAATTTCCAATGCGTCATTCAGCAGGTCATGCACATTAGGCATGAGTGTGGCGGGGTTCGCTTGGCTATCATTATCATTGCTCATACTACTATATATTTGTTAGAATTATTCGTCGTCTACTGACTGATATGGTTGGCGAGTAGTTTCAGCAAACGGGATTGTTTGGCCTAGTTCGGCCTTCGCCACTTGTACATATGCCTTTAGCGTGCATAGTATGGCCTGCACTTCCGCATCATAACAGTTATTGTGGCCATCGATAAAAAGCTGCGTGGCCAGCATTTTCACTTTATGTAATTGGCCGTTAGTCATAACTTTCTCCTGGCTACTTCAGAGGCCAGAGAAGTGCTGGCATTAAATTTGGCAGTTACATTGGTCGCATCGTGGTAAAGGTTGATAGTGCATATTTCATTGTCGGCAGACCCATAAGTTAATCGCAGGTGGGTAGGCTCTTCTGCGATGGTGATATGAAGGTCATTGGAGGTTCTGCGTATAAGTTTCAAAGCTTGTTCAAGTTCTACTACATTTATTTTCAACATACTGGACCTTTACATTTTAAGAGATAAGTATTGCACATGCATGGTAAGTAGAATTGCGCTAAACATAGAACAAGTCGTCAGCCACATGCTGTAGTAGTGCGGCTTGAAAAACTTCTCGTTGCTCTGGAGGCATGTGTCGCACATCTAGCCAATGTCCATTATACACAACTGCGTCCAAAAGTAGAGTGCCAGTGTGCTCAAAATAAACGCCATGCACTACGCAAGCTGCGGCGGCTTCGTTTTCGTAAAGCTTAAAGTAGCAGCTAGTAGTTATTTTTTGGGGCTTATCCACATGGGCTCCTTAGAAAGTATCCAGTTGTATTCGTCTGCATAAAAATCTTCCAATCCCCTATCCTCCAGTGCGTTCTTATCTTCTTTGCGTTTCACTATCAGGCCTTCAGGGTTAGTTGCGTTCCAAATGTAGCAACGTTGCGCCAACTCTTTTATCTGATAGTAAAGCGTATACTTACTGGGAGCGTTGCCAAACTTCTTCCTTACTTGCTTTAGTAATTCGTCGTAAGTAGCGCCTTCGGCGTGCAACTTCCAGATAAATTTATTGTACGGCTTATTTTGCAAATTCTGACAATGCACTAAATAGTTGGTGGCCAGTTGATAGTATAGGGCACGCCCAGGATGGTAGGCCTTACCACCAGCCAACGAGCCCTTTAGGAAGCCGCTGTCGTGGCCAGCACCCGTGGAGTGATTAACCCACTCAATGTCTTCAAACCCAGATTCGGCAGCTTTTGAGTACCACTGTTTTTGCAGTTTGGCAAATTGTGTTTTGGACAAATTGGGGTCGGGCTCAGGCAGTCCGGCTTGTTTAATGCGGCTTAAACTCCGCTGACTGAAGGGGTTGGTTTTTCGCTTGGCAGACTTACTCACTATCTCTCCTATGGGCCTAAAAAAATTTTTCTAGGCATGACTTTTTACCCCCTTTGGCCCATCACTTGCTTATACTGCCATAACCCGGCCTGGGTGTCAAGCACTTTTTTGGCAATATGCCAAGACTGGCGGGTGCCGGTTTGCGGCTTGTGGTGAGGCTGCTAGAGGCCTTAAAAGGAAAATTCAGATGGGGGTACACGCAAGTAAGAATGTGGGGGGGAGGAAAAAATTTTTTGGGGGTAGTGGGGCCTAACTATGCCAATCTATTGCGATAAAACGCCGAGTGTGGTTATATGCCTACACCCAGCCAACAAAGGCCCCCATAATAAAAATGTGCCCTAACATCGCATAGTTAGGTCCTGGCATGGTTTTTGCTTTTTTTGCAAGATTCGTGCCAAGCCGTTGGCCTATTTATTGCATAATAAGCAATTTGCTTGCCGCTGGGTCTGGGCGTAAGGCATGAATATTGCAGGAATTTGGCCGGTGAATGCAAGAATCGTGCCAATTGCGGGCCGTTTGAGGCTTAATGTCGAACTTTTTGACGTTTTGCATGGGTTTGACAGAGGTTGGGCCGTGGTTTTGGCCTATTTTGGTCCTGAGAGTGGCTAGTGAATTGCAATAGTAATTTGTGACTGCCTAACCAATGCCGCTTGTCGGCTTAAAGGAGACTCCCATGGGTGCACTAGATACACAATTGTTCGCGAAGGATGCAGGACTTAATGTAAGCGCAAAATATGTAGCCATTAACACTGCTAATATTATTCAGGCGTTTCAATTTGCAGGTTTTGAATTGCATAGAGGTAGCCGCAACCGCGTTAATAATAAGGCTAAAGAAGGTTTTCAAAAGCACCTTCTAGCCTTTAGGCATCCAGACATTCAACTTAAGAGTGTTGGTGATGTAGTGCCGGAGATTTTGCTTAAGAATTCTTATGACGGCAGCTGTGCATATGTATTGACGCTCGGTGTCTATAGACTTGCATGCGCCAATGGGTTGGTGGTGGGCACCACGTTCGAGTCTGTACGAACTATTCATATTGGCAAAAATGCATTGCAAAAGGCAATTGATGGTGCATTTCAAATTGCTGCTCAAGTAGAGGCCTTAAGTGCCAAAATTAAAGCGATGCAGTCTGTAAGCATGAGTCCAGCAATGCAATTGGAATTTGCACAGCGGGCTATGAAGCTAATTTTGCCGGAAACGGCGGTTACTGCCGATGCTTCAAGCCTGCTTACAGCGCGTCGTGAGGCCGATACTGCTAATGATTTGTGGACCGTTTTTAACCGAGTGCAGGAAGCAGTGATTAGAGGCGGCGGACGCTATCAGTCTGTTAATGCTTCAGGTGTTGTACGCAACAATACGTCGCGAGCGGTGCGCAGCATCGACCGTAACATTGGACTTAACAAAGAGTTATGGACTCTTGCCGAGACATTTATTAAGGCCGCCTAAACTAGTTTGGGCCCAATTATGGGCCCGTTTTTTGCCTCTATAGGCATTGGAGAATTGTATGGGATACACCCACTATTGGTCATTCAAGCCGGTTAAGCGTGGACAAACTAAGTCTGTTAATGCTGCTTATTCAAAAGCCGTTAAGGACTGCCAAAAAATAGTTCTATATTGGCAGTCAATTGCAGATTCTGATTCTCGTTTGTCTGGATACAGTGCGCATACAAAAATTGGCGCTTATTTGGGTCTAAACATTAACGGTAAAGGTGAATTGGCACATGAAACGTTTGTGCTTAGAGACTACTTTAAGGCTAATAATAGTGGTGGATTTTGTAAAACTGCCCAAAAGCCGTACGATACGGTGGTGGTGGCTTGTTTGGCGGTCCTTAAGCATTATTTAGGCGACATGATTGACGTAAGCAGCGATGGGAGGGCCCACGAATGGATAGCAGGGGTGGCATTGGCAAATTTGGTGCTTAAAAGACTAATTGCAAATCCAATTTCAGGTCGTCCACTATTATGTCCAGATGGTTTTGTTAGTATGTTTAAGAGAGTTAAATAAACTTTGTTTAGGTCCTATTGGGCCAGATTGGACTATTTGTGAAACTATTAACGGCAGCCGCTTCAAATGCAAAAACGGCAAAAAACGCATCCCAAGGTAATTATTTAAGCTATATATTGCACCTATCGCCGTACAAACTAAGCGGCGTTAATTTGTGCCCAATGGCTTCGAAGGGATGCGCTGCCGCATGCCTTAACACTGCCGGTCGAGGACGTTTCAAGTCCGTTGCGGCGGGCCGACTTCGTAAGTCCAAACTATTTTTGCAGGATAGACCTGAATTTTTGCGTCAATTAGTTAAGGACCTTGAAGCAGTGCTACGTAAGGCAGCGCGTGAGGCTTCGCAGCCAGTAGTAAGGCTTAACGGCACCAGCGACATAGATTGGACTGCAATTAAATTACCCGGCGGTATGAATGTTTTTGAGGCTTTTCCTGCAATTCAATTCTACGATTACACAAAAGTACTTAGACGCCTTAAGCCCGACTTGCCGCCGAATTATGATTTGACTTTTAGCAAGTCAGAGACTAACGAAGCTGAAGCTTTAGAGGCATTACGTCGAGGCTTTAATGTCGCGGCAGTGTTTGAGGCGAAAATTGCGCTGCCTACTGCCTACCTAGGGCACGAAGTAATTGACGGCGACTCGCATGATTTACGATTTACAGACGTTAAGGGTGGGGTATGGGTTGGACTGAAGGCGAAAGGCGATGCGAAGCGAGATACGTCGGGCTTTGTTATTAAGCTTGATGCAGCCGGTTAGAGCTAAATAAATCTTGTTTAGGCCCTATTGGGCCAGTAAGGACTATCGTGGGCTTGAAAAGCATGTCTTCGAAGCTATATGCAGCATTGCTAATAGAAGCGCAAAGCATTAACGAAGCTGATGCAGGTTTTATACGGCGATTATTAAGGGCCGTTAATTCTGGCGGGAGTGAATTGCAAAGTGAAACGCTGCTTAACGCCGTCAATGGACGCCGAATTAAAACGCCTAAAGGCACCCTAACCGGACTGCAACAAACTTACAGCGTTCAGTATAGTGGCTATATATACGCGCCTATATACATCAAGGAGAGTTAAAGTGCAATTTATTATATTTGTTTTTTTGGCCCTATTTGTGGGCTTTGCCTTATTTTGGCCAATGCTTTATTTTGGCTTGTTTATTTTAATGGTAGGCCTGTTTATTTTTTCGCCACTATTTAGGACGTTTGTCCTGCTGATGGTGGGCCTAATAGGCATAATGTTTGTTTATAGCAATATAAACTTATTCTAATGGACTGCCGTGGGCGGGCCTTGCATCGGGCTGCAAAAATAGTGCCGCCTCGGCAGCGCGGCGCCGCGTTAGGCCGTCCAATACTTGCCCATCGGCTTTATTCCATTTGCCGAATTCGGCAGCGACTAAAGCCCGTGGGTGGTTTGCATTAAGCAGCTTTAGGAGTGTAGACCGGGCCAATGCGCCCACGCCTAAATTGTAAGTAAAGCTTAATAAGGCCGAAAATTCGTTGTCAGTCAATTGCACCTTAACCAGCGAGTTAATTGCGGGTTCGCGAATACTTTCAACGTCCTGTAGAAGCAGCTGCAGGGCCTGCGCTTCGCCTGTTAGAGCGTCGTTTGGGCCCACGGGCATGCCTTGAAGGCGAATTGTACCGTAGCCAATAGTCCATATGCCCACCGAATCCTGATACGCCTTCAATCGTAGGCCTTCGAAGTCTTTTATAAGCTGCAGGCCTGCTTTTATATTACGGTGACGTGACATAATAATGCGTAAATAGTAGTTCCAAGGGCTTACAACGCTTTTGGGACCAAAAATTTACGCAGCTATTAAAATACGGAACGTTTGGTTTTTGGCTGCAAACTTGCACTACTGGTTTGCAAGAGTTTGTAGTAGAGTATAACGAAGATAAGTGAACAAGTTTTAAACAAAGGATGGAAGAAATGACAAATTTAGCCAAAGAACGCAGCATGGGCCCTTATGAGAAAAAGTTTGTGCACGAAGGACGCACCTATTACTGCCTATTCAATTTGATTTACGATGCAGTGGAGGTGCTTGAGGTGCAAGTGCAGGCCGTTTATTGCGACGAAGCGCCCGAAACCGACATCCACGACCCGTTCTTGCTTGGATTGGGATGGATGGTGGCCAATAATGTGGCTGACATTTTGCATAAAAAAGCGACGGCCTAAATGAAAAAATTAATTGTCAACACACTTATTATTAGGCAATTAGGTCCTTGCTCAGACCGTTGGGCAAATTGGCTTCATAACTACGAGCACTTCGAAGGCGACATACTAAAGTTTTTACAGCTAGAGGAAATTACTGATAAGGACAAAATTTGGGTCGCGTTGCGAATTTTGCCTAGGGAAATTGTAGAAGTATTTGCAATTGATTGTGCTTTTGCGGCGAGTAGTTATGCTGCTGCTAATGCGGTTTATGCTGCTGCTGCTGATGCTGCTGCTGCTGATGCTGCTGATGCTGATGCTGCTGCTTATGCTGCTGATGCTGATGCTGCTGCTGCTTATGCTGCTGCTGCTTATGCTGCTGCTTATGCTGCTGATGCTGCTGCTGCTGATGCTGCTCGTAAGGAGCAAGTAGAAGTATTAAAATGGTTAATTAAAGACGCTAGAAAGTCGGCAGCTTAATGAGGCCTTTAGACAAATTATTAGTTTCGCAAGTCCACACCAACCAGTTGACAAAAGTGGCGCAAGCCATTGGCAGAGGTGCAGACGTTAATTGTGCAAATGGGTTGCCCCTAATAACTGCCGCCTATATGGGCCATAAGAAAATGCTTAAACTGCTGTGTAATGCCAAAGCCGAAGCCGGGCTTCAAAAGGCTATTGAAATTGTAACTGAGGCAGGCCGCGACGACTTGCTAGTATTGCTTAATGAGCATGAGGCGAAGTTGGCCAATAAACGATTGCGGCCCAAAAAGCAAGTGGGTTGCGGTGAGTAATTGGCACGAAGACTACAAATGCTTAGGTTGTGGGCATGTTGGCACAAATGTTAAGGTAAATGCCAACACTACTTGCGAAAAGTGCAACAGTTTTTTCATACTTCCTAGGCGAATTGTAGTAGCCATGCCCAAGCCTAAAAAAGCTAAATTAACGCTAATTAAGGGTGGTAAAGGCTAATGGGCTCTATAAAAATTGTTTATGACGCTAAAAGGAATAAATTAGGACTGTTAATAGACCAATTTGTGCTTTGGTACGAAACATGCTATTATAGACCTATTGGTGGCACGATTGGGCAGAATATGGAGCTAGAGAGCATGGAAGAATTTACGGACCAGTGGTCCCAAATTGGAGACTTATAATGGCGGCAAATTTTCATAAAGACTTACAAGCAGGCAAGTTAGGTGAAGAAGTGTTTGCTAAACTCTTTGTTGGATTACGGAAAACTGATGGACGTAAAGGGGACTTTGAACAGCCCAATACAGGTGCCAAAATTGAATTAAAGACCGACATGTATGGAATGCAAAAAACCCCCAATTTCTTCATAGAGCGCTATAGTAGTGTAGAGGTTGGTAGTCCAGGTGGGCCGTGGCAGGCAGCGCAGCATGGGTGCGAGTATTTTGTTTACTGGTATGCTGCAGACTCCACCGGCTTTGTTTGGCGGACTGCAGACCTAGTGAGGCAGCTTGATGCAATTATTGGGCAGCTAAAGCCGGTTGAGGTGCGAAACCGAAGATGGACTACTGTGGGCTTTAAGGTGCCGCGTAGTGCCTTAATACCATTGGCCACATTTAACGCAAAGGAGTTGACTGATGCTAGTGGAACTATTATTGATTGGGGTTTTGCAGGCACCACTTACATCGCAGGAACACTCACTGCTAAACGCAATCTCTAAAGTGGAATCAAACAATAATTGTTTAGCTGTTAATCGGCAAACGTGGGACTATGGCTTGCTGCAGATTAACCATTTGACTGCCACTAGGTATGGGAAATTTCCGTTTCAAATGCTTGATAGGCAACAAAATGTGCAATTGGCCTTGAGGCTGCTGAGAGATTATAGGCGTAGATTTGGCCACGAATCGCAGTGGGAGTGCCGATACAATCAGGGAACAGGGGCTGGTGTACCAAAACGAAACGGATGCAAAATATACTTTGCGAAATTAGTGCGTGCAGGTTATATTAAACCTAGAGGTGCAAAATGACAAACGAAACTATGGCCCAAGAATTAGTTGAGGCCGATGAACTTAAACATTTGATGGACGACTTTTATGAAGATTTAGGAGGCCACATTATTCATCTAGAAGATGTGCCTGCTTATTTTGCACACTACATGAAGTATTTGAAGCCGGATGAACGAGAAGAAGTGTTGGCGCGGTTGCAACGTGAGTCGAGTAATTAGTATGGGCCTACGTATTGCCTGTTTAATAATTTATATGATGGTTTGGGCCGGAGTTGTTATTTTAATGATTACTTTTCCTATGTGGAGATGATGTGGGCATACTTATTGCTTGTTTTGTACTGCTGAACGGAGTTGAAGTGCAAGTTAAAGGCCGCGAAGTGCAAGAACTGGGCCACGACTACAGCCTTATGGTGCCACTTGATGCCAAACTTCCTGCCATGAAGGTGCGGCTAAATAACTGCGACTACCTTGAAGACCCTGTAAAGGGCTACCAACGGCTGTTAGAGCAGCAAGCGGCGGCCAACAAGGCAGCGGCTGCCGACAAAGCTAAGTGGGCCAGCCGCAAGCCGCAAGCAGTACAGCGCGTATTGCCTAAAGAGCAGTTTCAGCCAACTCAGCAGGGTGAGGCTGAATACTGTTTGGTGGATGATTGGAATTTTCAGGCCTGCTTTTATAGCACGTTAGAGGTGTGCATGAAAGTAATGGTTAATAGACGTGGTAGTGCTTGCATTGAGAAGAAAGTTCTTGACAGTCCATATAAACCGCAATAAGCTAGAAGCTAAGGGAGAAATTATGCAACTACTAAACGGCACTACTATTGATTCAAAGCAATTTAAGCGTTGGACTAAGGCACTACGGTCGGGCAAATATAAGCAAGGTAGGCAGGCATTGGAGATGGGCGGCAAGTTTTGTTGTTTGGGAGTGGCGTGCAAACTACTCATACCAGCCGAAGACCAATTAAGATTGCCAGAGGGCTCGCTAGCGGGTGGATTACCGAGCAGTCAACCAAATGCGCCGGAATGGTTGAAGGAAATTTCTAACGATGTGGCGGAACGGCTTAATAATGGGCTGGTTAGATTGAATGACAAAGAAAATTTGACTTTCGACGAAATTGCTGATGTGTTGGAGCTAATTTATGTACATAAGGCAATGGACTAGCTGTGCGATTGTCGGACTTAGAGCTCATAGAGAGTACGCTGCGTTCAGACTCCAACTTATGTTTAAACTATTCGTGCGTGGAGGCAATAGACATAGACGGGGCTAAATTAACTAGGTGGCCGTATAGTTCTGACAATCCTCAAGTACTTGAAGTACGAGAAGTGCATAAGGCTTGGCGAAAACTGCACCATTTAATAAAAGAATTGCAAACTCAAAAGCAAAAACGAGAGTATGCTCAAATTACCATTAAACTTAACGACTACTAACAAAGGAAAATTTATGAAACTAATGGCACTTGCTTTTATTATCTGTTTAACCAACTGCGGCTACTCAAATGCCTACAAAGACATACACGATTTGCAAAATGCACAACAAGAAAACCAAGCACAAACGGCATCTATGAACACTAGAATTGAAGTGTTGCAGGCCCAGATTGTTGCGATGCAGGTTACGCTGGCCCAATTGGCCGGTTATACGCACGTAGTCGAGATTGTAAACCCCTGCGGAGACATGCCTGGTAAGATTGACGAAGTGCTTTTAAGGCTGAGTACGGGCGAACTATTGGCCAGCTTTAGTGACACCGTAGGCGGCCTAAACACTCGTTTTGCATTAATTGGCCCTGGAACCTACTCAACGACTGATGGGACTGGGTGCACCTTCACAGTTTTGCCGGGCGGGATTTTGCAATGAGAAGTCTAATCACTTTTTTGTGTTTTATGCCCCTGTTGTTGAGTTGTGTTGCGGGGGCATTTTATGCGCCCGAGGCTATGGCCTTGGTGTGTGGTGCTGTGGTGGCATTGCTTGTTATAGTTGTTACCTGCGTTGGGTTTGAACGAATGGGGGGAGGTAGACTGTGAAATTTCTAGTTATTGTGGTCATTGTTGGCCAATTTGTACTAAGTATAGAATTGTGGTATGCTGCCAAAGACTTGCAAGAATTTAGGCACAACGTAATCTACGACGTAAGCAACTTGAGGCGTAAGTATGCAATGGACCTTAGTGAATTTTATGTGTCGGGCTGCAAAGAAGGCACGCGTTGGGAGCCGGGGCCGCCCGTGTTGGGCTTTAACCCCAACAATGAGCTTAGTTATTGCACAAACAAGTTTGAGGACCGAAAAGAATTAGTTGATTTTTTAGTTGACCAAATTGGTCAGTAAATTATAGTTGACAATGTTGGCGAGTAAGAGTAGTATGTAATTGTCTGAGCGGCGTGGAAAGCTGTGATTACGTAAGTCTGGGATTTTATCTTAGCCGTTAGACCGATGTGTACAAGTTGGTCGTCACTAGAGACACGCACCTTGTAAGGGTCATCAAGTCCGCGTAATTAACGGATACTGCGGTGGAGCCGGAGTCGCGACCGGCCTCAGACACTTTTTTAGTATAATGATTTAAACAGATAATATTTGCACGAAGCCAAGGGGATAGGAATAAAAAAATGAATTCGCACGACTTAGCCAAATTGTTGCTGGAGTTGCCTAACAAGCCTGTGAAGGTAGTGGTGCCAGGCTGCCTAGGTACTAGGGCAATTCGCGAACTGGAGATTAGCAGGGGGCCTTGGGAGGGGTACGTAGGCGAAATTCGTTTAGAGGCCGATACGGCAGAATTTGTGGCAAAACAAAAGGCGGCGAAGTCGTGAAATTTAAACTCTTTAAGCGGCCAACATACGAAGTTGTGATAGTGGGTGAGCCGACGCAGTATACTCAACGACTATTGCAGTACGAACTAGCGGGCAAGTATTGTGTTGTAAGGACTGCGAGTGATGATGTGTTGCCACAGGCCCGTTTGTATGTGGCCTTAAGCCTTTGTGCAAGTGCAAAGTTGAATTCGT